GGACGAACTGCGCCGGATGGGCGAGACCAACTACGGGGTGTCGCCCACGCTGCGCCGGGACGCGCGCCGCCTCTTCGACTTCAGCGGGATGTGCCAGCACTACCTCTACCGCCGCCCCGACTCCCTGCGCGGCAACATGGCGCTGCACTGGCAGACCACGCCGAGCACGCGGCCCATGCTCCTGCACGGCTTGAAGGGCCAGATCCTGCGCGGCGAGGTGGAGGTGCAGAGCACGGCCCTCCTCGATGAGCTGGAGATGGTGCGCCGGGGCGGCGACGGCCAGAGCAACGACACCATCGGCGGGGCGGGCGGGCATCGCGACGGGCGCGTGATCGCGACCGCGCTCGCGGTGCGCCACTACCTTGACGCGGCGGTGCATGATGTCGTGCGGTGGATCGAACCCAAGACGCCGCGCCCCCAGGCCGACCGGACGGTGGCGCAAGTCCTCGTCCAGAACTGGCTGCATCACCGGGTGCTGTCGGGCCGGCGATGACCGCGTACTGGACCGCCCGCGTGCCGTGGACCGTGCTCTGCCAACGCTGGATCTGGGGGCACCGATGACCGTGGTGAGTACGCGCGATGTGATCCGCCCGCGATGGATGGTGCGCTGTGCGACGTGCGGCTTCGCCGGCGACAGTGAGGCTCCTACCAGTGCCGATGCCATCGCCGTCTACGCCGCCCACCCGCACGCCCTGACCGCCACCGCGTACCCGCCGCGGCCCCCGAGCGTCGCGGACCTCGCAGAGCGCGTCAAGGAGCTGGCCGACGCCGTGCAGGCCCTCACGCTGCGCGTGGCCGCGCTGGAACACGACGAGGCCCCGCCGCCCTCGGCGGCGGGCGTGGTGGTGGTGCCGTCATGAGTGACGAGGGCTATACCCCCGGCCCGCGCGCGGACTATGTCTGCACCCGGTGCGAGGAGAAGGGCCACGTCTCTTCGGACGAGCCGTGGCGCGACTTGCCGGTGAAGGATGCGCGCTGCCCGAAATGCGGGGCCAAGAAGTTCATGCAGCGCATGTGGTCGGGGCGCGCCCCGGGCGTCGGCACGGGGCTGGTGGCGAAGACCGATCAGTTCCTCGCGCGCAGCGGGTACGACGAGCAGATGGCCGCGAAGTACCGGGGCTGGCGGCGCCCGCGCGTGGCGGGTGGCCCGGTGATCGTGGCCCCCGACCAGCTCGAGGGCACCATGGCGCGCATGACGGGCGGGCGCATGCGCGGCATCGCCAATCTCGCCCCGGGCGAAGCGCGGGCCACCAACCGGCCCCTGCGCGCCCTCGGGGGGCCGATCACGAACATGCCGAGCGAAATCAAGGGCGAGAGATTCGTGGCTCCCGACCGCATGCCTGGAGTACCGTAGCGCCGGGGGGCGCGCCATGATCCTCGAGCAGGACGCCAAGGAGCGGTACAAGCAGTACCGCGATCTTAGTAGAAGCTGCGAGATCAGTCGCCGCGAGCGCAAGGCCAACGCCGCGCGCCAGCGCACGACGTATCTCACGGGCACCACCTACGGCGGCACCGCCCTCTACAACCGCATCCGCGAGTTCGTGCAGTGGGGCAGCGCCCAGATGTTTCAGGCCCAAGCCGCGCGCTTCGGCATCCAGCTCCCCGAGCACTACGGCGACGTGTTCACGGAGGAGCAGGAAGCCGCGCGCCTGCACCTCACGAAGCGGTGGAAGACCGGCCCCGGGCGTCCCGCCCTCGTCGCCAACACCGCCGTCGAGTGGGCGTTCGTGCATGACAGCGTGGTGCTCAAGGTGGTCGCGGAGAACAACCAGCCCGTGCTGTACATGGTGCCCGACCCCGGCGACATCGGCGTGCTGCGCGAGGGCCTCAACTCGCTGAACAGCCAAGAGGCCATCTGCCATTACTACGAGCTGGACCTCGCCGCCTACGACCGGCTCATCGCGTATCTGCCCACGGAGCAGCGGTACCGCCTGCGCGTGCTCGCCGCCGAGCATGCCGCGCCGGCCAAGAGCCAGGTGGATCTGCTCCCGCCCGCCGTGGCGAGCATCATCCTCACCGGGGTGAACGGCAGCATGCCCACGCACGGCAACGTGCTCGGGCTGCCGAACCTCCTCGCGGGCGTGGCGCGCGAGCGCGAGCCGGTGGCGCGCCTCGCGGAGCTCTGGGTGCGCGACGACGCCGAGGACGGCTCGCGCCCCACGCACTGGCGCAAGGTGCTGATCCACATGCCGACCCTCGAGGTGATCTTCGACACCCCGATGGACCGCGTGTACGGCGACCGCCACTGCTTTCATCTGCTCTCGCTCGCGGAGATCCCCGGCTATCTCTGGGGCCTCTCGCTCCTCGACAGCCTCGTGGAACTGCAGAACTGGCGCGAGAAGCGGATGGCGGGGATCGATAAGCGTGAGCAGCTCCAACTCGAGCCCCCGCTCTTCTTCTCGGGCGTCAGCGGCCTCACCGACGATCAGGCGGATCGCTTCCGCGCCCCCGGCGGCTGGTGGTCCAGCACGATCCCGAACGCGAGCGTCACGCCCGTGGTGCCGCCGCTGCCGCCGGATGCCTTCGCGCTCGTCGCGGAGATCGACAAGATGTTCGACCGGATGGCCGGCATGTCGCCGTCGGCGGCGGGCCAGGGCCAGCCCAACGTGCGCTCGGGTGAGCAGGAGTTCGCCCTCGCCGCCCTCGGCAGCCCGCGCATGGCGAACATGGTGGCGCGCGTGGAGAGCGTGATCGGAGACGTGGTCACCCAGATGCTGCACATGATGCAGCGCACGACGGGCACCGCCCTTCGCAAGGCGAGCGGCGAGAAGTTCTTCCTCTCGCAAGTCCCGCGCGAGATCACCGCCAGCGTGGTGGCGCGCTCCGCATCGCCGCTCTACGAGGACCAGATGCTGATGCGCTCCGCGCTGAGCTTCAAAGCCGGTGTCGTGGACGCGGAAGACTTCGTGGAGATGCTCGGGTTGCCCAACGATGACGTGCTCCGCGCGAAGGCGCGCAAGCGCATGGCCGGCCAGAGCGAGGCCGCGAAGAAGCAGATGGAACTCGAGGCCGCTGAGATCGAGGCCAAGGTGAAGAAGAACGAGGCGATGGCCCAAAAGGCCCTGCGCCCGTAACCGCGCCGGCGGCATGGTGCGCGGGGAGATCCCGCGACGCCCACCCAGCGCCTTCGGGTCATGAAACACCCCGGCGCCCACCCCTCCCCCTGACCGGGGGGAGGGGCCTATATCGAGCCGGTATATTTTTTTCACCCCTTCCCGTAGCGGTCGGTGTATATCTCTCACGATGCCGACGCCGCCGTCCTCGACGCCTCGCAACCCGCTGCGCGTGCCGCGCACGCCGAGCCGGTCCCAGAAGCGCGCGTCCCGCACGAACCTCCGCACCGCCCGCGCCACGCGCGCCGTCTCGCGCGGGAGTCGCTGATGCCGAGCGTGGGCGGCGTGTCGGTCCCGTTCACCGGCCCGCAGGAACCCGCGCTTCCGCCGCCGCCCGCGCCGGGGCCGACCATGCCCGCCGCCGTTCCGACCCAGAACCTCGGGGATCAGGCCAAGGGCGCGGCGGTCCTGCAGATCGCGGTGAAGAACCTCGACCAGGCGCTGGCGCTCTATCCGACGGGCAGCGAGCCGTGGGAAGCCATCGTCGCGGCCATGAAGCAGCTCGGCAAGTACGCGGTGCCGGTGTCGCCGCAGATCACCGCCGCCGAGCTGAAGCTGCAGGGGGCGCAGACCCCCGACGTGCCGCCGATGCTGCAAGCGATGGCGGGCGCGAAAGACCAACTGGGCGCGATGGGCCTCGGAGGCCCCCCGCCCCCGAACGGCGGCGGCGCGCCGCCGATGATGTGAGGAGCCAGCCATGAATCCACAGCCGGGTGTCACCAGCCCCGATTCCTATCCGATCCGCGATCCGCGCGACAGCGGCATGAAGAGCGGGCGCGTGATGAATCCCCCGCACTTCCAGACCCTCGGCGGGCTCACGGGCCAGGGCAAGTGGCCCGAGGGCAGCGACTTCCCCGTCGAGGGACCGACGCGCACCAGCGTCGCGAAGAAGTCGAGCGAGAAGAGCATCTAGGTCATGGCCGACCGGGAGCCGACCGCGCGCGACATGGCAATCGCGATGATGATGGACGACATCGCGCGCGACCCGCAGTATCGCGGCCCGCTGCACGACATCCTCGCGGCGAAATACCCCGAGCAAGCGGGGAACATCCCCGAGGTGGCCGCGCGGCAGGCCATCGCGCCCGAGATCGCGGAGCTCCGCAAGGAGCGCGAGGCGCTCCAGGCCGAGCGCGTCAAGGATCAGCAGACCCGCAACCGCGTGAACTTCCGCCAGGCCCTGCTCTCGCACGGGGCGAAAGAAGACGAGCTGGACGAGCTGGAGAAGTACGCGGTCGCGCACGCCACCGCCGATCCCAAGCTCGTGGTGATGGGATTCAGAAACGAGCACGCGGTGGCCGCGCCCGCGCTCTCCTCGTCGTACTCGCCCATCTGGCCCACCAGCCCCAACGCGGGCGAGTACTTCAAGGGCATTGGCGAGGACCGCATCGGCTGGCAGCGCGGCAAGATCGATGAAATCGTGAACGCCTGGAAGACGGGCAAGACGCTCGAGCCAGCATGGTGAGCGTCCTCATTCGCGCGTAGAGGGGGCAGGGCATGGCACTGGCGACCGGACCCGTCATCGGCACTGGCTACGTTCCCGCGTCAGATACTGGACAACTACTCGCGAACGTGACCAGGCGTGCCTTCATTCCGTCCATGGTGGTTCAGATATACCAGGCCACGCCCATGCTGTCGGCGGCGCTGTCGAACGCGCAGACGGCGCGCGGCGGTATCTCGAGCGTGACCGCGCCCGTGCAGGGTGCCCCGCTCACGCAGGCGGCGTACACCGACTACGGCGGCGAGTTCGACTCGACGCCGCCCGCGAGTGCCGCGACGGCGATCAAGAACGCGATGTACAACCTCAAGATCCTCGTGGTGCCGATCACGTTCAACGGCATCGAGGGTCTCGTGCAGGATCACGCCGCCGTCATCCCGCTGCACGAAGCGCGCATGAACGATGCGGGCAACCAGGCCGCCGCGCTCCTCGCCGGCGACATGGCGACCGAGACCACCATCGACTCGACGGCGATCATCGGCTTCCCGGGCCTCGTCAACAACACGCTCCTGCTCGGCGGCATCGATCCCGTCGCGAACACCTGGTGGACGGCGGGCGCGATTCCGCGCAGCGCGGCCACCGGCAACAACACGCGCGGGGCGTGGATCGGCTATCTCACGAGCGCCATGGTCAAGAACCAGGGCGAGATGCCGAACATGGTGGTGGTCGGGCCGGGAACGTGGACCAAGCTCGCCCAGGATTTCATCGGCGTGGAACAGATCTTCACGTCGAGTGCTCAGAGTTTCGAGCAGTCATCGAAGGGCGCGTACACGAACACCAACGCGCTCGTGATCGCGGGTGTCCCGATCTACATGGACATCAACTTCCCCGAGGGCATCGCGTTCATCTTCCACACGCGCTACACGAGCTTCTACATCCACGAGCTCGCCGCCTTCGTGTTCACGGGCTTCGCCTCGACCTTGCCGAACGACGTGCTCGGCTATGTCGGGTGCCTTGTTTGCGCGTTGGACTTTGTCACCGTCAAGCGGCGCAGCATCTCGCAAGTGGCGACGGCGGCGAACCCCATCGAATCGCTCACGGTGTAGGGAGCCGTGCTTGTGTGCGCCGAGCTGCGGAGGTCGCGCCGCGTCTGAGTCCTCGGTGAGGGTCGCGTAGATATGGCGACCCTCAACGACTACTTGGGCGACGTTCAGGATCTCGTCCACGACCCGGATCAGAAGTACAGCTCGCAGGCGCAGAAGGTCGCGGCCATCAATCGCGGCTTGCGCCAGCGCGATCAGGACACCGGGGCCAATCGGCACATCTTCACGGTGCCGCTCACGCCCAACCAGTCGAGCTACACGCTCACGGACGTGGCGACGCTCAGTGGCGATCCCGCCGGGGCGCGCATCTTCGACGCCGTCGGCATCACGATCATCATCAACGCCGCGCGCCTCGTGCTCGGGCAGATGTCGTTCACCAAGCTGCAGGCGGGACCGCGCGCGTTCCCGAACTCGCACATGTATCCGGTGGCGTTCTCCAAGTACTCCCCGAACACGTTCATCCTCGCGCCCACGCCGGGGATCTCGTACACCACGGAGTGGGACTGCCCGATCTACTCCGCGCCGATGGTGGCGCTCACCGATGACGACCCGCTCATCGGTCTGTTCGCCGCCCCGCCGCCGTTCTACGCGGCGTACTGGCTGATGATGAACATGCGGCAGTTCCAAGAGGCGAACTTCTTCCTGGGCGAGTACAACCGGACCATCCAGCTCTGCCAGAGCGCGCGGCTGGGATCGCTGCCGAGCGCCTACACGCCGGTCTATGGCCGCTAGCCCGATGGCCCTCGGGCGCGGGGGCGGGGCCCCGAAAGCCCCGCCGCCCCAGATCAAGTTCGACACCAAGCAACTGCGCGCGTTCAAGGGCTTGAACCTGACCGACGCGCGCGTCGCCATCGAGGACGACGAGCTCTTCTGGCTCGAGAACGCGCTCACGGTGGGGCGCGGGGCCATCCAGATCCTGCCCCGCCACGGCGAGGCGCTCACGCTCTCGGGCGGGCCGCTCGCGGGCACGGTGGTGGCGATGTGGGGCTTCGTGGTGACCCTCGCGGGCGTGCCCACGCCGTTGCTCTACTGCCTCTGCAGCAACGGGGCGCTCGATCAGGTGAACCCCGCCACGGGGGCGGTGACGCATGTGGCGAGCGCGGGCACGCTCACCGCGTCGGCCCAGCTCACGATCTGGCGCGATCAGGAAGTGCTCGTCGTGGACCCCACGAAGGGCTACCGGAAGTGGAACGGCACCACCCTGACCCTCATCGACGCCACCAAGCTCGGGTGCGCCCTCGCGGTCTTCCAGGGGCGCGTGTGGATCGCCGCGCCGAACTCGCGCACGCTCATCTTCACCGCGCCGGCCACGAACAATGACTTCACCAGCGGCAACGGGGCCGGCTCGACGGTGATCACCGATGAGGCGTTCCCCGGCATCATCGTCGCGCTCGCGTCCGCGCTCGAGCAGCTCTGGGTCCTGGGCGAGGGCGGCATCGAGGCCGTCTCCAACGTGCAGGCGAGCGGGACGGCGCCCAGCATCGTGACCACGTTCTCGATCACCAACGTGGTGGCGGGCCTCGGCACCTCGGAGCCGGGATCGCAAGTCGGCTACTTCCGCGCGTTGACCTTCATGGCTCCGTACGGCGTGTATGCCCTCTCGGGCGTGACGCCGCAGAAGCTCAGCGACAAGCTCGACGGCCTCTTCCCCGGCCTCACCCTCGGGCATGCCTACGTCGCGGTGGTGGTGGTGCAGACCTTGCCGGTGCTGATGTTCCTCGTGCAGTACACGCCGACGGCGGTGCCGGGGTTGCCGACGCCGGGGAGCAACTCGCTGGCGGTGGCCCCGCTCCTGCTCTGCTTCACGCAGGGCAAGTGGTTCACGGCGAGCCAGGGGGCGCCCGTCGCCATCACCTCGCTCCTCGTGGACGGGGTGGCGCAGGGCTGGGCCTCGCGCGGCACGGACGTGTACCGGCTCTTCGGGGCCGACCTCGAGACGCCCGTGGTCTACAAGGTGCAGAGCAAGCTCTACGACTTCGGGGCGTCCACCACGCGCACGCAGATGATGCGCTTCGGGTTTGAGTACCAGGCCGAGTCCATCATCGCCCCCGACTTCACCATCGACTCCGAGGCGGGGCAGGAAGCGGTGGACGTGGTGGGCATGGGCAACGCGCTGACCCTGATCAACGACGGGGGCGACACGCTGACCCTCGTCAACGATGTCTTCGCGGTGCTGACGTTCATCGTGTCCACGGGCATGATCCTCTCGCGCACGCGCAGCAACAGCTACGGGCGCTACCTCGGCTTCACCCTGCGCGGGGAAGACCCGCCGTATCGCGCCCAAGCCTTTCAAATGCAGACGGCGCTCGCCGCCGAATGGGACACGCCGTAAATGCCAACCATCACTTTTGGCGTTCCGAACGTCATCGGCAGCCAGCCGGGGCCGACCATCGCGGCGGCGCTCTTCGACCAGAACTGGGCCGCGCTGGTGACGAGCGCGAACGCGCTCTCCACCGTGGTCGATGGCCTGAGTGTCGCGGTGGGGTCCGCCCCGCCGCTGCGCGGCTACCTCGCGGGCCTGACCCTCACGCGCACGAGCGGCACCTCGCTCACCGTCGAGCCGGGGATGGCCGTCGATAGCACGAACACGCTGATGCTCACGCTGGCCGCCGCCATGACCAAGACCACGGGGGCGTGGGCGGCGGGTACGGGCAACGGCGGGGGCTTCGCGGGGGCGGCGGGGGGCAGCGGGAGCTTTCACTGGTTTCTGATCCGCCACTCGAGCGGGAGCATCGACTGCGGCTTCGACACCTCGGTGGTGGCCGCGAACATCCCCGCTGGCTACACGGCGTTCCGGCGCATCGGCTCGCGCGTCATCATCGCTGGGGTGTGGCACGACTTCGTGCAGGACGGCGACGATGTCTGGTATCGCACCGTCGCCAACGACATCAGCGTGTCCAACCCCGGCATCGCGGCCGTACTGCGTGCGCTCCCGGTCCCGACGGGTATCAAGGTGATGGCGCATATGCGCGGCATCCTGTCCGACTCGACAGTGCCGCCCGCGAACAACTACTATTTCTCGGCCACCGACCCAGACATCACCGAGATGAGCGTGAACCCGAACATCGCGCTGCTTGCGGTGAACGTGGGCATCAACAATAACTTCCAGGTGGGCGCCTTCTCTGTTCGCACGAACGTGAGCGCCCAAATCCGCACGCGCGTGAACGCCAACGCCACCAACCTCAACTTCACCATCGGCTGCCAGGGCTTCACCGACACCCGGAACCGGCTGGCATGACGCGCGTCCTCGCCCTCACGCTCGTCGTGGCGCTCGTGGCGCTTCTCTCCCTGCAACGCTGCCAAGGACGGGCCTGAGCCATGGCGACCGACGATCTGCTCGGCACGGACGACGAGGCCCCGCCGGGACTCGATCAGCTCCTGAGCACGGACTACCTCGGCCAGACGAGTCCGGTGGCGTTCTCGGATCGCGCCGCCTTGCCGGTGGCGGGGCCGATGGTGGGCGCGGACGCGGGGGCGCAGCTCACCCCGGGCGCGGGCGGCGGGACGCCGGCGAGCCAGGTCACCAGCTCCCCCGGCGGGGGCGAAGCCGTCCCGGGCGCGCCGTCGGTCGATGCCATCCTCTCGGGCTTCGGCGGGGCGGAAGGGGTCCAGCCGAGTCAGTTCCAGACGGCGCTCAACGCGCTGCTCTCGGGCGCGAAGGTGGGCACCACCACCTACGACGCGATCAAGAACATCTACGAGGGCACCAACGCCACCGAGTGGCCGATGCCCAACGCGGAGACGCTGGCGGGCCTGCAGGCCATGGGCCTCGATCCCTCCATGTTCTCGCTCACGGGCGAGATCGACCCGAGCGTGATGTCGGGCCTCGAGGGCGGGCTGTCGTTCTTCGGCGGCGAGGGCGCGGACCT